ATGTTTGACCTCTCGAAACAAGCCGTTCTCCGTGGAACAGGAATCGAAAACCAACTCCTCGGAGATGCCGTTCGTTCATACCAAACCAAAGTCGACGGCCTCGCCATCAACGGCTCCGGCTCATCTGGCGAACACCGCGGAATCTTGAACACGTCAGGAATCAACGCGGTCACATACACCGACGCGAGCCCGACATACGCCGAGTTCTTCCCGAAATTGGTTCAAGCAATCACCGACATCTCGACCAACTTCTACGGATCAGCGACTCACATCGTCATGCACCCGTCATTCGCTTCGGTGATTCTTCGTGCGCTCGACGGCTCAAACCGTCCACAGTTCACAAGCACCCTCGGAAACCCACAGAACGCGGTCGGAACATTCCAGCGTCCCGGCTACGACCTTGGCGGCTTCCAGATCCTCGGAATCCCGGTTGTCTTGGATGCGAATATGCCGACAAACCTCGGAACCGGAACGAACGAGACCGCGGTCATCGTCGGAAACTTCGACGAGTCCTACATCTTCGAGGACAACTCAGGAACCCCGCTATTCGTGCGCTTCGAACAACCAGACGGCAACATCGCGATCCGGACCGTTGTGTTCGGCTTCTCGGCCTACACCGCCGGCAAGTACCCGGCCGCGTTCTCGGCTATCACCGGAACCGGAATGATCGTCGCCAACTACTAGACATCACCCGCCTAGAACTTGGTCGAGCACATCGACCAAGTCTTAGGATGGCAACATGAACAATGAAGCACTCATCCAAGCCCTAGAAGCAGAACTCGCCGGATACATTCGGCGCGGACTAACAGATCGGGCGAGGCAAGTCCAACAAGAGCTCCTCCGACTTGGACGCCCGACGGTCTCATTGCCCGCCGAGGATGTGCCGTCCAAGTCGGAAAGCACCCCCACAACGCCCGCCACAAGCGTCCAGAAGCCCGCTACCGCGTCAAAGGCAAAGCCGGAGGCAAAGACACCATCGAGAAGGAAAAGGCCCTAAATGGCGATAACAAACGGCTACACCACTCTCGCCACGTTGAAGTCTTATCTCAAAATTGACGACGCCGTCGAGGACACAATGCTCGAGGACATCATCGAAGCGTCCTCTCGCTCGATTGACCAGATCGCGAACCGTACTTTCTATGCCGAAGCGACCGCCACGGCTCGAACCTTTCGACCCGTGGGGAATATGCGCGTAATCACCGACGACATCTCAAGCCTCACCGGTCTCATCTTGAAAACGGATCCGAACTCTTCCGGCGTCTACCAGACGACTCTCACGATAAACACGGACTACATCGTTGAACCAACTACGGCACTAGCCAAAGGCCGCCCGATTAATTACCTCACCATCGTCGGCGGAACCGCGCTATCTCTGCCGGTCAATTACCGCCCACAAGTAGAAGTCACGGCCAAATGGGGATGGCCCTCCGTACCGAACGACATCGAACAAGCCACCCTCATCCTCTCGGCCGACTACTACAAGCGCAAAGACTCGATCGGTGGAGTCCTTGGACTTTCCGAACTAGGAGCGATTCGTATGTCGCCACTAGGACGAGACATTCAAGCAATCGTCCGCGCATACCGTCGCGAGTTCTTCGCGTGATCGTCTCAACCGTACGAACGGCGCTCAAAACCGCCCTCGCTCCGGTTGTAGGTCGCGTCTTTGACTATGTCCCCGACCAAGTCCCTACGCCATGCGCCGTAGTTGGAAACTTGACTCTCGTATTCGACCAAGCCCAAAACCGCGGCCTCGACCTCGCTCAAGTTGACGTCATAGTCATCGTGTCACGCATGAACGAAAGAGGAGCTCAAGACAAACTCGACGGATTCCTCGCCGGTACAGGCGCGGGAAGCATCAAGGCCGCCCTCACGACTAATATGACTCTCGGAGGCGCGGTCGCGTCTCTTCGCGTAGTTCGTGCCGCTCCGATCACAATCGAAGTCTCGAGCGTTACCTTCTTCGCGTACCAATACGAGATAGAAATCTTCGGATAGAAAGCAGAAACCAATGGACTACAAAATCATCCACTCAATCACGCTCGGCGACCCCGGCGACAAAGTCTCAGAAGCCCAACTATTAGAGGCGGGCGTCAACATTGACGCTCTAATCTCTAGCGGTCATCTAGAATCAACCAAGACGGCCACCAAGACCGTCTCAGAGCCCAAGGAGTAACTCATGGCGCAATACATCCCAATGACCCAAGTGACCGTCAATAGCGTGGTCATGAACGATCACATAGTCTCAGCGGTCCTCACAAACTCAAAAGAGTCTCAGGACATCACAACACAAGCCGACACCGGCCGAGTGTTCGCCGCCGGTCTCGTCAACTTGACCGTCACGCTCGAAGTACAACTCGATCAGGCCGCCGCTAACACAACCGCCACACTCGAAGCACTCGTCGGAACACGAACCACGATCATCATGAAACCTATGGCGGGCGCTACATCAGCGACGAACAGAAGTTACACGGTAAGTAATGCCTATCTCGAGAGCTTCAACAGTATCGACGGGACTTTGGGCTCGATTGCCACTTCACAAGCCGTATTCACCGGAGGATCCCTCGTTATCGCGAGCGCGTAAATCATGATCCCAAACACGAAAATCACCGTCACGCACATCGACGGAACGAGCGGGAGTTTTCCCGTGACTCCGTGGATTATCGACCAATGGGAAAAAATGTCCGGATCATCTTGGTTCAAGACAATTCAAAACATCGCCGAAATGGACGCCGGCAACATGAACCTCCTCGCGTTCCTCGCCGAACGTCAAGCCGGTCTCCCCGTAGCGGCATGGCGCGAAGCGTTCATCCAGTCACTCGCCTCGATCCCGATGATTGAGTTGGCAGACGACCCAAAAGAAAACCTCGAGAGTTCAACCGCTACATCTGCCAACTAGCAATCGCCACCGGTATCTCACCGAAGCAGCTCCTCGAGGAAGATATTGACACGTTGAACAACCTCATCGACGTCCTTCACGAACAAAACCAAAAGAGATAACCCGATGGCGCTCAACAAATACCAAAAGCAAGCCGCCGCCGATTACCGCTCCGGAGTCCTTGGAGACCGAGGCGGCAAGATAGAAATCGACGGACTCCGTCAAGTTCAAAAAGCACTCCGAAACGTGTCAAAAGAATCGCGCGACGAGATGAAAGAAACACATCGTCAAGCCGGACAAATCATCGTCGACGCCGCCACTCCACTTGTCCCGGTTCAGTCCGGAGCGTTACTTGCAAGCATGAAATCCGCACCGATACAACGCCAAGGACGCGTCCGTCTCGGATCTGCCGCTATCCCCTACGCCGGCCCGATCCACTTCGGATGGCCCGCCCAAAACATCAGACCGAACCCATTCATCTACGAAGTTCTTGACGGTCGACGAGCCGAAGTCTCCCGACTATACGAACAAAGAATCGACGAGATCATCCGCAAGAACGACCTAGAGTAGAATCCCGCCATGGCTAAAGCGATAAACATCGTCATCTCGGGAAACTCGGCTCCACTTCGTAAGTCGCTAGACGAAACCGATGATCTCTTCAAAAAATCCTTCGGAGGAATCGAGAAAGTAGCCCTCGCCTCAGCCGCCGCAATCGCCGGAGCCGGAGCGTTAGCGTTCTCTGCAATTCAAGACGCCGCGGACCTCGGCGAAACTCTCTCCAAAGTTGGCGTCCTCTTCGGAGACAACGCAACCGAGATAGAAAAGTTCGCGAACAATGCCGCCCGCACACTTGGACTCACAAAACAAGCCGCCCTCGATGGCGCGGCCACATTCGCCACGTTCGGCAAATCAGCCGGACTAGCCGGAAAAGATCTCTCAACTTTCTCGACGGACTTCCTATCGCTCGCCGGAGACCTGGCCTCGTTCAACAACACGACACCCCAACAAGCAATCGACGCCATCGGATCAGCCCTCCGAGGCGAAGCCGAACCTCTCCGCAAGTTCGGAGTCCTCCTCGATGACGCCACACTTCGCCAGAAGGCTCTCGAGCTTGGCATTGTCAAAACAACAAAAGACGCCCTCACGCCTCAACAGAAGGTCCTCGCCGCTCAAGCCGCAATCTTCGAACAAACAGGCGCGGCACAAGGCGACTTCGAAAGAACATCCGATTCCCTCGCCAACAAACAAAAAATCCTGACGGCAGAGTTCGCGAACGTCAAAACCGAAATCGGTCGCGCATTGGTGCCAGCGTTCACCGTCCTCGTCGACATTGTCGCCGACAAAATCCTCCCCGCGTTCAAGGCCTTCTCCGACTTCGTTGGTGGCTTCGGTGCCACAATCAAGAAAGACGGCGTCTCAAACGCCATCAAAGGTACGTTCGACAACGCCGTCACCTACCTTCAAGACGTC